ATGGCAAGAAAGAAAGAACACGTAAAAGCCCTTATAAAACAAACGGAAATAGACTTTATTCACGAGGTCGAAGCACTAAAGGCACCATTCAAAGCACAAGCATTCATTGTCGGAAACGATCTCATGCGAAATGCAAAGAGCGAGGCGGTAAAGGCAAGAATGGTCGAGTTCTTCGCGGGCGAGAGCAAAGGTAGCAACGTAAATGTGGCCGTTCAGGTCAATAACGCACCGGCCAAGGGATACAGCTATGTCAGACCAGGCCAGACAATGGTCGAGATCACGCAGGAGCCTGATAACCCATCAAGCGACATAGTGGACGTAACCCCAATAGAATAAGGGCTTTGTCTACTTATTCGGATCACGGGGCTTGATCACACACCCAAAAGAGTGNACNTAACCCCAA